TTTGCAAGACGTTTAGCTGTATCTTTTAATTTAGTTATTTCTTTTGATAAGTCAATACCTGTGGCAGGAATATATTTAAAATCTGCATTATTTTTATTTATAACCCACCAACCACCGACTTTCTTACCTGATGCTTCTGCATAACCTGCAAGTTGTCCGACATATCCGAATGGGTCACTCTCTGATACAGTGTCAAAAGATACAAACTTATTTGTGTAAGACCATGTAGATGCAGATTTAATATCATCTACTGCACCATCTACTACTAGGTCATATGTACCTTTTATATTTGACTTACCTAATTTTAATTTGACTTCTTTACTATCTTCGAAGTCTACACCTGCTTCAGTTAGCACACCTTTAAATACAGCTTCAACTATATCTCCTAGCATAAAGTTAAGTATTCTTTTAGGTGATTCTACTTTCTTATCAGGTTTGTTTTTTTGAAACCAAAGTTGGCAGTAGGGTCTGCCGATATTAGACATTCGTAATCTAAATGTATCATCCTCTTCACGAGAGAATTGTTTCTTTAGTGCATCACGAATGTGTGACACAACCATTTCGATTGTGTCATCACTCATACCTGCAAGACCCTTACCTGCTTTTTCAAGGTAGGTATGTAACTTTAATTCAGCTACTGAGTTCATTAAAACTGTCCGTTGAACTCTTCGTCAGTAACTTTTACAAAGTCATCAACTACCTTTTCATCCTCTTTGCTAATAGCATCCTCAGTGTTACCTGCCTTATCCTTCCAAGCGTTAAAGATGTATACGTTGTAGTTTTCAATCCACTGCATGAACTCAGCGAAATGGTCTTGGTCTTGGTCTACAATCTCAATTGTGTCTTTATTAACAGTTGCTACAGGAATATAATAAGTGTTACCACTTGGTAGCTTTCTTTCTTCACTTGCAAGTGCTATCTCGTGTTGCAAAGTAAGATGTTTCATAGAAGCAATCTTAGATACAGCATCACCCATAACCTTGAAAGCATCTCTATTATCTATCTCCCATATGAAAGGTAGATTTGCAATCTCCATTGCATCGTTACCATCAGCATTGAGTACATTACTAGCTGATAGAGTACCTATTAAAACACGAACTCTCTTAATACTTTTTAAGAGTGCTTTTGTTTTATCAGGTAGTGAAGCATAGTCTTTGACGAAACCTGTAGGTTTGCCACAGTTAAAACCACCCATGTTATCCTTTAAATCTACATTTAGATTATCGGACATAACAGTCTTAACATAAAAACCTTTGCCACCTTCAGGCTTTACAAACTTTTTGTACATAAATCTCTGTACATAAGGTCTGATTTTTACATCATCAGAATAGAAAACATTATTATTATTTAAGTCGTCTATTCTATAGACACCACCATTTACTATAGCAGCTTGGGTTTTCTTACCCTTCACTTCAATCTCACCCATAATAGGGGAGTGAGATATTTTTAACCTCGCAAGTTGCGAAGTCTGTTTATTTTGTGACATGTCTGCATTCATGCCCATTTGTTGTGCCATTGCAGAGAAGTTATTTGTATCAATTGTATTATTATCTAACATAATTATATGCTCCTTTCTAATTTGAATGTCTAGTTATATCAGGCTATGTCTTTCGTGTCAAGCCAATTATTACCTATTTTTGCTTCTAGTTCTAGAGGAACATTCAGATTAATATTAAACTGACTGTCAATAATATCTTTAAGATTACTATTTGTATTCTTAATAACATTAATAACATCTTGTTCCTCGTTGGGGTGGACATCTATAACAATACTATCATGCACAGTATTCACAATACATGATTGTAATTTATCTAATTGTTTTTCAATATCCAACAACACCACAGGTACAATATCTGCAGTTGCAAATGATTGTACAGGAAAGTTTTTTATCTGTGTAAAGAATGTAACAGAACCATTTGACCTTCGTTCTACAAAGGGAAATGAAAACTCTCTACCTGATGGTGTTGTTATCTTGCGTGTACTCATAGCTTCTTCAGCCAACTTAGAATGCCAAAGGGAAATGCCTTTGTATTTCTGCGTGAACTGTTTATAATATGTTGCTTCAGCAGGAGTTCTCCCAAATCCTGTTGCTCCATAGAGGGGTGCAAAGGTATGGGCTTTTGCTTCCTGTCTCGTAGTCTTCTGACCACTCTCCGAAATAACTTTCGCAGTGTAGCTATGTACATCAAATCCATCTTCAATCTCCTTCATTGCTGTTTTATCCTGTGACAAATATGCAGCAGTCCTAAACTCTAATTGTGCAAAGTCTGCTTCAAGTATCTTGCCACCTTCCCACCTAGATATAAATACTTTCTTAACAGGAAATGTACCACCTCTAGGCATGTTCTGCATGTTAGGGTCTGCTCCACTAAATCTTCCTGTTGCTGTTCTATGCTGTAATAATCGAACATGCAACTTGCCGTCAGGTTTTGTATACATTCGTATGCCATCTACAAAAGATGACAAGTACGTATCAAGTGCAGACAGCCTTTGTAAGTCAGTTAAAAACACTACTGCATCTTCCATATTATTTTTTCTTGCAACACTACGTAGTGTATCTAGGTATGTTTTGTTAATTGTAAATCCATTTGCACTTACCCATTTTGCATTAGGTGCTACAAACTTTAAACCTGCTACATCCCCTGTATCGTTAAATAAGTAACCATTAGTATCGCAATTAGTACATCTACTTGTTCTAGCATATAAACTACCATCCTTTTTTACTTTTCTTATGTATCCCTCTCCATTACAGACACTACACTTTACAGCTTTTGTTTTTCTTATAATCTTTGAATATGTTTTTACAGTATCTTTGTACTGTGGTTCAGGCATGTAAGGTGTAAAGTTATTTGCCCACATAGCCTTATCTACAGGTTTTCTACTGTAGATTACCCACGACATTTGTTCAGGGCTGTTTAAGTTTATAGGTGTGTCACCCATAAGATATCTTACCTGTTTGTTTAATCTATTTTCTACTTCTGTCTTTTCATTTTCAAATTGTTTTTTAACATCGTCAAGTTTATCTAAGTTAACAGAGAAACCATTTCTATATATCTTTGCTAATATAACACATACATCATTTGTAAGATTTACTGTATTTAACAAAGGTTTATTTTTATCTTTTCTCAATCTGCTAGTTATAGATTGATATAAGTCTCTTGTAGCAAACAAGTCTGCCTTTAAATATTCTGATAGCTCATCTCTAGGTATCTCATCTGTAGCATAACCTTTTGCAAAATACTCCTTTAACGTATCTTCTTTTTTAGTATCCAAGTTGTATCTCTCTGCACAGTCTTTGAGGTGCAAAGGTTGTTTGATACCTCTCTGTAATATGTACTCGCCCAGCATAGTATCAAATACATCTTTATCATATTTAAAACCACACTCCCAAAGCCACATTAAATCATAGGCTATGTTATGTCCTATAAGACATGTAGTTTTATCTAATGTCTCCTGTATATCATTTGGCTCACCTGTATCAAGGCTGTACAACTTATAATCACCATTCTCTTTTAAATAACCTACCATGACCAATTTGTTTGATGGTTCAAATGGGTCAAGGTGCATTTTACCATCTTTCTTTGTAACTGTATTTTCTACATCTAAAATTAATTTCATACTTCATATCTTCCTACTTGATAATTCAAATTACAGTGAACGACACCATGCCATCCTGTAAGTTTATTCTTTACCACATTTAAATGCCTTTGTAAATCCTCTTCTGTCTCATCCTGTCTTGGTGGATTTTTAGCAATTAAAATCATTAGGTCTGCTTCTGCAGCCTTACCTGTTCTACTGCCTTCCATCATACTTTGATTTAACAACACCTTACCCTCTGCATCTGCAGATAGCTGTGACATGTAAAACATAGCGCACTTGTGTTCCTTTGCAATCATACGAGCATGCACTGCGTTTGCCTTCAGTGCTTCATCAGTTCTTGCAAACCCACTTGTACGTGCAAACTTATCACCCATATCAAGTATCACAATGTCAGGACTGTATGACTTACACACACTCTCAACCCATGACATGTCTCTGCCTGTAGCATCTTTTATCTTTATGTTTTGTTTTATAGGCTCATACAAATCCCTAGCTTTAATTGGGTTGTCTCTAATCTCTCTCATGGTCATGCCTGTCGCTGCAGTCAGATATCTTGCACCAACTCTATGGC